TCGGCGGTTTTCGATTTTTGTATTTCGATCATACGGAGTCTAACCCGGCGCTGGAGAGAACGCCGGGATTGCGTTTCAGTGTTGTTCGACGCCGCTCTCCCCGGCGTCTCTCAGCTTTGCGTTCAATTAAATACTCGCACTCAAAGGCGATTATATCAGGCGGTTCAATCATCACAACTCTTTTCGGCCTCGGTGCGGTGCGTCTAAGGCAAATTTCGCAACCTTCCCGCCAGTATTGCACTCCGTCTTCAATGCTTCCAACTCCATTGCAGCGGGCTGTGTCGGATGTCATAGCTTTTTAATCCTTGCATATTCCGCTAAAAGTGCCGCGTCAACAATATTGTGATTGGGAACCTTGCTGCGTTCTGTCGCCAGAAAAGTCTCATCCGGCCAGAGTCTTTTTGCAAGCTCCAAAGCGCGTGGCTTTGTGTCTCCCGAGTTGCATCCCGGCATCATTTCGCGTTGCCATTTCTGCGGCGTGATTCTATGCCAGCGAATGCCGGCGAGCGTTAGCACGGTTCTAAGCGCGTGGAAGCTCCCTGCCATGCTTGTAGCTGCTTTGGCCGATTTGCTGCCTCCCGGTTCTTCTAAAATTGCACAATGGACGTTATGAAAGCCTGCGGACACGTTCTTAATCCATCGCTCAACTTCTATCACGTCAATTTCATTCCCCTTCCGAGCCTTTTGAACCGGCATCAAGATTGCTTCGATGAATGCGCCGTTGTGTGATGAGATTGCGGCTAGTGCGCCGCTGACGCCATTATCGCACCCAATGATGACGTTACTCATTCGGCTCCTTTCATGGCTGCAAGCTCTGCCTTCAGGCGCTCAAGCTCTGCGTTCAACTCCCTGCAAACGCTGCTGAATCGCCAGTTATCACGTTCTGCTTTCAGTTGATTTACCTCTGCGCGGAGTGCTTCGCGCTGTAGCTTTAACGCTTCGTATGGTTCGGCTGTTGACGGAGTGTAGCAGTCAGCCGCACCGCACAGCCGCGCCCAAGCATCTCTGTCGGAAAGTGCGGCATTGCGCTCCTTCCTCGCCTCGTCGCGCTCGCGTTCAAGTTTGCGGGCAAAGTTAGCGTGGACTCCCGGTCCTGCATACGTCCAATCAGCCCAAGCTGCATCAGTATCCGGTGTATCGCTCATAATCCTTTCCTTTCCAATTCAATTTCTATCGCCTGCTGCGCCATTCGAAAGGCAAATGCCGTGTCGATTCCGAAGAATGCGGCAACCTCGCGCCATTTCAGTCCCTCGCGTTTTTTAGCTAGGACCGCAAACCATCGCTTTTCCGCCTTTTCGCGCTTTCGTTTGTAGTATGCTTCGTGCGTGGTCATAGCGTGATTTGCCGTGCGTAGCGTGTGTCTATTACTACCCAATCCGCAAACTTAGAACAAAGCGACGGCTTGTCGTGGCTTCGTGTGTCGCCAACTGCTAGGGCTGTCCGGCACTTAGCGCGTAGCTCTTTCAGTTCTTTTCCACGCTTGGAATCAATCGGGAATTGCTGGCACCCGCATTCGCACTCCATCCGGCTTTTCCCGTCCCAGTATACTTTATCGAGGCAGTAGAATCGTTTGTTTTCGCAAATAACAAAGGTCCGCGTTTTGAGCGGCTTGATAGCAGGCAGTCCCTTTTGCTGCCGCTCGATGTTCTCCGCTTTTTTTGCCATGCGTGGAAGCGAATCGGCGTTGCACTGAAAATGCGCTGCAATTTCCCTCCATTTGAGTCCTTCCCGTCGTTTTGCTAAGACGGCAAACCATCGTTCAATTTCCTCCTCTCGTTTTGTTTTCATGTTCATAGGTTTTCGAATCGTGCGTATTCTTTAACGTAACGCAGTTCCACGGTCTCCTGTGCAGGTCCGTTGCGTTGCTTGGCAATATCAATGTCGGCTTTTCCGGCAAGGTTCGTTCGCTCCGGGTCATCCGGATCGCAATCCATTTCTGGTCGAATGATAAAAGCAACATTGTCCGCATCCTGTTCGATGCTCCCCGATTCTCGCAGGTCACTCATGCGCGGGCGACGTTTTTCTTTCACCGACGCGCGATTTATTTGTGCCAGCGTCACAACCGGTATGCGTAGCTCTTTCGACATTAGCTTAAGGCCGCGTGAAACCTCAGCAACCTCTTGCTCCCGATTCCCTGCTTTCTTGCCGTCGCTCGTCATCAACTGAAGGTAATCCCCAATAAAGACAACCTGCTCGTGTCCGTTCTTTCGCAGTTCTCTTACCTTTGCGCGAGTCTTAGACCGAATCTTTTGGATGCTGCCTCCTGTCTCTCCGGTGTCAATAATGGTCACAAGCGAAGTCGCGAGTTGTTGCGCTGCCGCTGTCAGTGCTGGCCAATCTCGTTCCGTCATATGCCCGTCTCTGACTCGCTGCTGATTAAGTCGGGCGAGCGAATAGACAAGCCGTGCCATTAGCTGCTTCGGACTCATTTCCAATGATACAAAGATTACAGGAATCCCGAGGCGAAGAATAACGTGTTCTGTTATGGCAAGGGCAAAGGCTGTTTTCCCGACGCTAGGGCGAGCGGCAAACACGGTCATTTCCTCCGGATGTAGTCCGTTTGTCAGTTGGTCATAGCCGTGAAATCCGGTTTCGATTCCAGTTATGCGCCCTTTGTTTTCATACAAGGTTTTCACGTCCTGAATGACTTCCGTTACAAGCTGCTTATTGCTTTGCTCCGCACGTCCCGCCTTGCCTTCCGATAGCGTCAATACTTTTGACTCAAACTCTGACGCTAGCTCATCCGGCTGATGCTGCTCATCGTAAGCACGCGATGCAAACTCGGTGCCGAGTGCGATGATTCGCCTGAGCCGCAACTTCGCGCCTGCTACGTCGATGTAGTATTGCAAGTTGCTTGCAGTTGGAACGAAGGTCCAAAGCTCGCTGATGTATCCCGCTCCTCCTACACCTTCCAGCTTGTTCCGGTCGCGTAGATAGGTTGTGAGGCTAATAAACGAAAGCTGCGAATTTGGAACGTCAAGCACGGCGCGGATTGCTTCCCATACCGTTGCATTAGCCGGAATGTGAAACCAATCGGAGTCAACCCCGGCATCGTCGCAGATTGCGATGCACTCGTAAGGCGCAAGGATGATGCTCGCAAGGATGCCTTTTTCCGCGTCGGGGTTTTGCGGGAGTAGGCGGTGGATGTCTGGTATATAGCTCATACCTTGTCGTAAAAATCCACGGTGACAAAAATCATGCGTTCCCTGCCGACATGCTCAATTGTCTTTCCTGTAATAGCTGCAATAACTCCGAAAAACTCGCCAGTCTGCCCTATGTCAGCCGTCCAAAAAGCCGGAACGGTTTGCGAGTAAAACCGTTCAGACTGCACGTAACGCCTGCCGATTATTTCATCACGGTCTGTTAATTCAACAATTTTGTCAGGATAACGCTCCGGATTCTTTAGGTTCTGTAAAACGTCTTCTGGTATTTTCTTGCTCATGTTCAATTTTGTTTCTCCACTCGTCGGCCTCAATCCTAGCCTGCTTTTCGGTTCTGCCCAGAGACAAGGCTTCGTTGTATCGGTATTGCCACTCGCGCTCAATGTCGTTCACAGTGCCTCCATTTCAGCCGCCTTTAGCTCCTCTTCCGCGTCCTGTAACTTATGCGCTGCCTCCCCAATCTCCCATTTCACGCTAGCGGTCTGCCGGTCGTAGTTCTCGCGTGCGTCACGCAATGAGTCGTAATGCTCCTGCGCTTTTTCAACGGCGATTCTAGCGGCTCGTAAGCGGTTCGGTTTGCTCTCTGGTATTTCGGTGAATAGTTCGTTCATTTTGGTTCTGTTTTTGTTGTGTTGTCGTTACTGTTTAACTGTCGCTGTTTCTGAAACTCCTCCTTCATGTAGCCTCTGGCCTTTGAGTATTCCGCGTAGGGATACGCCTTTGACTCCATCCATTCTCGCCAGCCTTCTGGATCTCCTGACTGAGCCTGCTTTGCTTTCGGCAGCTTGGCCTTCGCGTTGTCCACTTCCCCGAGAAAGTTGTTCAAGAAAGTAAGCAAGCTCGTCCGCTTGAACTGGTATCCGCTGGCGTAGAGCTTTTCCACAAGCGCGAGGTCCGCAAGGTCTATCGCTCCGCAGTTTTTGAATGCCCGGATTTCCCTATCGCTCCATTCCGTCGTCAGCTTGCGCCCGAAAAGCGTTGCGATTCGCTTCGCCGCTTCCGTTGTCGGAACTCGGGTGGATTTCTGGCGTTCTTTCGGGATTGACTGATGCTCTCCGCAGAAGTGGCCCTTCAGCACCTTCGGCCACGTATGGTCGTTAATCGGCGGGTAACGCTTGCAGAACGCATTAAAATCACTCTCAAAGTAGTAAATGCAGGTTTCGCAGGTGCGGGTCATATCAGTTGATCTTGCTCGCGGTGATTTTCAACGTCTGACAAATTGAGAACAGCCTGCTTAAAATAGCTGCTTTTCAGTTCCGCTCCCATGCCTCGCCGTCCGTTAATCACGGCTCCGTAAACCTCACTTCCAACCCCCATGAACGGAGTGAACACAACCTCGCCGGGATTGCTCCAAAGGACGCACGCACGCTCTATAACGTCCAATTGCAACGGGTGGCAATGGCGTTCGTCATCGTTGTCTTTTGCCTCACGATGCGGGAGAACGTTATCAATGCGAATGTCATCCCAAAAGGCATCCGCGTAACGTCGCCAAATCCAATGCGAAAAACGGTTCTTCTTTTGGTCGCCTTCCATACCTTTCAAATGCAGCAACTCTGCGGGCATCTGTTCCTCGCCAGCGTAGCGATGTAATCCGGTAGGATGAGCAACAGGAATCTGATTTTCTCCACTGCGCCGGAATATCAAAAGCTGGTCCGCGTTTGCCATAGAGCAACGAGTTGAATCCTCGCACATTGTCCGGTGAGCGAGGCTCTTCATCATCGTGCGATTGCGAACCGTGAGCGGCTCTTTCCAGATGAAATACCGATGAGTGAAACGCCATCCGTTCTTTTCGTGAAGTCGAATCACATCGCCGGGAAAATCCAAAAGAGCGTCACATCCACTGTTGCCGGTAGGAATATCCATACAATGAACCGCGCTCATGCGTCCCGGTTTTGTCAGCCGGTGTAGCTCGCGAATCACGAAGCCGTAATGGTCGTAAAACTCGTCACGGTTGATGCAATTCGACAAATCCTGCTCATCGCTACTGTATTGGTATAGCCCGCAAAATGGCGGAGAATACAATGAAAGGTCAACGCTCCCGCCCGGAAGTTGCTTCATTACTTCAACGCAATCGCCGTGATAAAGCGCGTATTTGTCTGTGATTACTTGGTTCATTGGTTCGGTTGTTTCTGTTTTTGTTGTCATAGAGTTGTTATTTTATCCACGCTGGGAGCGTCGGTTTGATTGTTTTGATTTGGCGTTCAAGTTTTATTGCGTTTCCCATGTGCTTCACAAGCTCCTCAAACATTTTGTCAGCCTGTTGAGCCTTTCGCATCATGTTGTCGCGGACTCGCTGCTCTCCCTCGCTAGCGATAATGTCCACGGTAACGGGTTTCTTTTGCCCGAAACGCCAGCAACGGCGGGTTAATTGGTAGTATTGCTCGTAAGAGTGCGAAGCAAAAGTCACAACGTGATTGCAAAATTGCCAGTTTAACCCCCACGCTCCGATTTTTGGCTTCACAATGAGAACCCGCTTTTCCTGCGCTTGAAACGCCGCGTAAGCCTCTTCTTTCTCGTCGTCATCCATCGCGCCTTTCACTTGCACGCTGTCTGGAATCATCTTTTCCAAAAGGTCGCCTTCGTTATTCATGTGGCACCATACAACGGCAGGCTTTGAATGATTCACGAGATCCGCCGCCATACGGCAACGCTCGTTTATAGTGCGCCTGCGCTCGTCCCGTTCTTCCGCTAGTCCGAAGGCTGGCATTGTGAAAAGCATTCCTTCCGGTGGGGTTGTCGGCTTCACTACGTGCTCGCGTTCGATAAGGTCTGGGAGAACGTATCCGGCATCTGAGAAGCCAAGGTCAGAAGGTTTTCGGCAAGCTCGCGACCAACTGCAAACCCAACGCCAGAAATGATCATGCGCGTGGCCTTTTAGTCTCCAGCCGTTAATCGCCTGAGAAACACGAAACGAGATTTTCCCGAAGTGGTTCGCCTGCTTTTCAAGGTTGTCGATTTTCTTCTCGTATTGGTCCGTTGTCTTTTGGTCCATCTGCTTGAAGAAACGGGAAAGCATTTCGGAATTGTTCAAGCTCCCTAAAGCCTCTGATGACGTGCCAAGCTCCGTGAAGTCGTTTGGTGCGGCTGTAGCGGTCCATAGCGAGCGGTAAGGCAGCTTGGACATAAACCGCGTGACGGCTTTTTGCGTTGCGCCTGTGGCGTGTTTAATGATGCTGCTTTCATCGCACGCAACTCCGGCGAAGTCTTTCGGGTCAAACAGGTGGAGCTTCTCGTAGTTCGTCACCGTAATTTTCCCCGATGGATTGCCGTCGCGTGAACGTGCCGCATGTAGCCCAAACTTCAAAGCCTCTGTAACCGTCTGCGCTCCGACTGCCAGAGGAGTTAGAATCAAAACGTTCCCGTTCGTTTTCTCAACTACGTTCTGGCACCA